ATTCTAGTATCATTAGCATTTCTAACTTCCCAGTGTAAGTGTGCTCCATAAGAGTTTCCAGTATTACCTATGCTTCCTATTATTTGTCCTTCTACTAATTCTTGTCCTAAATATACATTAACTCTATTTAAGTGTGCATATAAAGTAAAGTATCCGTTTGGATGTTGCAATTTAACACAATTACCATAACTAGCGTTACCACTACTTCCTGGATTATTCTTTTGTCCAGTTTGCAACCAAACTACTTTCCCAGAACTATGTGCTATAACATCATCTAATTTATTAGGTACTCCAACAATATCTACTGCTGGTAAGTCGTGTTTTAAATTAGTTATACTACATATTTTATTTTTTAATATTCTACAATTCATTTTTATTTCTCCTCTATATTTATAAATAGTTGTAAAATCCATTTATAAAATTCTTTAACTTGTTCTTCATCTGGAAATGAAAGTATTCTTGATAATTCTTTATATAATTCATATTGAGTCATAAGAATACCTTCTCCCATTATTTATATTTTTTTCTTTGATTTAATCTTGTAAGTCTTTTAACCTTTGGAATAATACCTATTTGTTCTTTAACTCTTTTATCTATTTCATTTTCAATGTTTTTTTGTAACATATCAGAGTCTTTATTTTCAGTATTTTCTAAATAGTTTTCACTTGCAATTTCAATTAGTTCTTTTAAACTTATTTCTTCTAACATAATTCTTGCCTATTCCGTTAATGTTATTACTCTTGTTTGAGTATCATCAACTTTTCTATCTAATATACTTGTTTTACTTATTAATTCATTGAATTGTGCTTCTGTTGCCCCATTTACATTATAAGCGAATGGCACTACCGTTTCAGGATTTATTAGTATCATACCACCAGTAGTATCTAGTATATCAGTTGCACTACCAGTAATAGGTTCTAAATTAGCACCAGTTATATTTAAAGGATTGGACATATCAAGATTTTTAATCTTCAATCCACCTTCTAAAATATAATGTGTTTGGTCAGTTGCATCTATATATAAATTCTGGTCTCTAATACCACCTTCAGTAAATAACCAATATACTTCATAAGCATATATTCTTTGTGCTGTTGTTTTATTATCGGGGTCGTCTACATTTACTACTAATGTAGTTCCCTCTATTGAACATTCTGTAACTGTTGAACCATATACTAGATTTTTATTATATACTGTGTCATCTTCTTGTATAACATTTAAGTTTATACCACTTGAAGTAACTGTCGCAGTTGTTTCATACCATTTTTTAGCATTTGCACCATTAACATACATAACTCTTATTCTTATTTGCTTATTAGTAGTCCATAAGTAAGGAAATGTTAATGTTGTGCCAGTAATATCATTGTATAATTCAGTTGAACTACTAATATCATATAACTGAACTCTTGAATTATTTGTTATTCCAGTTAGAATTATATTAGTTTGAGTTCCGTCTATATATGTTATATTTATTGAACTTTTAGCTGTTCCTATCAATTCTAATGAGTGTGTACCCAAGTTTTCACTACCATTACCACTTAATTCGGCATTGTCTATTGTAAAATCATAAGTTGATACATAGTTAGTACCATCATTAGTTGTAATTGGAGTTTCATAATTTAAGTTAGTTGTTTGTGTTGCCCACCATTGAGAATAGTCATATAGTTCTTGCATAGTATGATTATTACTCATTACTATACTATTATTACCTATAATTGCTATTCCTGTGTATGCCCCAGCAGTATTATAATTAGCAACTTTATAAAGGTCTGAAACAATATAGTTTATTTCATTTATTACTGCACCATTTAAAACTTTAGGTATAATTACTTTATTATAACCATATGCTTTAATTATTAAGTTTTGTATATCATGCAATGTACTATTTATTTTCCATACTGCATAACCTATTATATTACCATTTATATCACTTGTTAAAGCATTTGTTGATATTCGTGAACTATTATAAGTTCTATTTATACTATTTTCATCATAGTAAGATATATTTGTACTTGCTATATTAGAAACTCCTGACTTTATATTATGAATAACTTTATTACCATAGTATACATTACCTAAACTTTCCCACATTGCACCTAGAACTGTTTCAAAATAACCACCACTTGAAACTACAATATTACCAGTTAATTTTAATGTATCACTTGTTAATTGTCCTGTAATAGTAGTAGTTAAACCACCTAGTAAATTAAATATTATTCCGTCAGTTGAAGTTATTAGTGTTGAGTAATTTAGATTAGTTCCTAAAGTATTCCAATAATCACAATAGTCAAATAATTCTTGTATTGTATGTGAAGTTGTCATTGTTAATAATGTGTTTGCTACTACCGTTATTCCTGTATAAGCACTTGCTGTTGCATAATTTGCTACTACATAAGGATTTGCTACTATATAATCAGTCTCACTATATGCAGTTCCATCCAATGTTTTAGGTAATGTTGATTTTGTATAACCATATGCCTTAATTATTAGATTTTGTGAACTACAAGCAGTACTATCTACTTTCCATACTGAATATCCAGTAGCATTACCACTTACATCAGTTGTTAAACAATCTACTGCTACTCTTGATGAGTTGTATGTTCTATTTGTCCCCATTGAGCAATAGTATGCTATATTTACATTTTGTATATTTGAAGTACCATTTTTAACATTATGTGTTACTTTGTTTCCATAGTATATATGACCACTTGAAGCCCATACTGCTCCTGATAGAGTTTCAAAGTAACCATTACCACTTACAGTAACCGTACCACTTATTTTTCTTGTATTACTTGTTAATTGACCTGTAACAATGATAGACCAACCACTTGTTAAAGTATATGTTATACCATCAGTCGTTGTAATTGGCTCATCGTATGCCATATTTGCTGTTAATGAGTACCAGTCTTGTGAATAGTCATATAGTTCTGTTATTAGTCTTGTTCCTGATACTGTTATTGTTTTAGCTACACCATCTATTGCTATTCCAGTATATGCGTGTGCAGTTGATTGACTTGCTACTACATTTGTATTAGTCTGAAATACTGGTTTTACGTTCTGAACAGAAGTCATTGTTAAAGCGATAGTCTGTGGTAGATAACCATACTTTCTTGAAGTCATTGAATATGGATTATAATCTTTTTGTCCTGTTTTATTTACTGTATCAGTTCCACTTGCAGATAGTGGGTCAAAGTACCATTTCATACCCTTTACTGGAGTTGCAGTAATTAACCCATTAGCATCAGTCGTACCAGTATAGGCAACTGCTCCATCTACATCTGTTGCTCTAACTTCAACTCCAGCAAGATTAGCACCAGCACTATTTTTTGCATTATAATTAATTTCATATCTTTCCCACATTTCCCAATCAGAACACCCCATAGAACTCTTATAGCGGAGTTTGTCTATCATTGGATAACCTGTGCCTTTGGTAACTATTCTTATTCTATACCAAAATCCAGCTACTCCATTTATAGTAATAGAAGTAAGTGCAGACATTGGTCTTTGACCCCATAGCATACCCGACTTAACGAGGTTGGTAGTTTCATCCCACATCTTTGTAAACGGAACCCAAGCACCGCCGTAATAATATTCGTGAGCATAGACATAATCATTAGTTCCACCTATAGTAGAAGTAACACTACCCCACCTTAAATCGGTTGCGGCAGCACATGGGTTGTAGTATAAACAATCATTTACATCACCCCAAATAGGTACATCTGCAGTAGTAGCACTGGCAGCCTGAGTAGTATAGTCAACATAAGTTGCAGCACTATCATCATAGAAAAATACATTCGGACAACTTGCTTCTGTACCTATAGTTCTAATAATAGGTCTTGCGCCTGTTGCATCATTAATTCGTGGAAATGGATTTATAGGGTTTACAAAATCAAAAGTAGAATTAACCTGAGTCTGTTGTAATCCTATAATACCTTGGATAGAAGGACTTGTAAAACTAACATCAAATCCTCTAATAGACCAGCTGGTTTGATAGCCTGATATAGCATAAGTTCCCCTAACGATAATACTTTGATTTACGAAAGTTGAAGAAGCATCCCAAACGGAAGCAATAAAGCCTAATGAACCAAATACCCACTTATTGTTATAGAATGAACTTGATGCAGAAAGTCCACCTGGTGCACATTCAAATCTACAATCCATAAATTCACCAACCAATCCAGGGTAACCAGCAGAAGCACTAAACGATAAGAAGTTAGAACCATAACATTTAGTATTGGCACCAAAAACATAGGGTGCTGAGTTAGGTATAGCATTGATAATAAATGTTGAACCGTCTCTACCATTATAACTACCTACCTTATATCCACTTTGTAAATAACTAAAGTTAGCATTAACATTTAATGTGTTGACCTGTGCTGTATTTATACCTGATTCTATAACTTCGTGAGTAGTAAAAAGATAACTTAATAACTGTAATGAAACCCACCTGAAGTCAAAGTATTGACTTACTTTTTTACAACCTACATAAGAATAATTAGTATTCATGTAGTTATATAGAGCAGTAAAAGTACAAGGTGAACCTATTGTGTACCCTGTACAAGATAATTTTCCATCATTTACCTGACAAGCAGTTGTCCTGTTAGCACCACCTTCTGTAATTGTTGTAATAGCAGTTAGACGATACCTTACCCAACCTGTTGCGGCTACACCATTTACGATAACAGCACCCCAATCTGTTTGATATGGAAATTGAACTACTTTTGCACCAGTAGCAGTAAAACCTACAGTATTATCTACTATATTAGTTACTGCTACCCATGTAGAGGTATTGGCATTGTAATATTCCCAAACACCCATAATACCAGTTCCAGTAAGTGCAGTTCCTACATTAAAATTAACGTCAGAGAATATACCAGAAGTTTGTCCACCGCCTTTAGCTATATAAAGAGCATCGTTGACTACTGCGGTATCAGAGAAATAATCAAACACAGCGGTAGCGGTAAGGTTAGCTGAAAATGTTACACCACCACCTGTTGTGCGATAGACATAACCTGCGTTTGTAGGAGTAACATTATATGTAATTGCTGCTGCCATATTAAATCACCACCGTTTCTATTACTATATTGTCTTCATCTCTTATATATGTATATACTTTATCATTTTCTAAAGTTGAAGTTTGTGTATATCCATTTAGTTTAGTTTGACTTGTTATTTTCCAGAAGTCTCCAATATCACCCTTATCACCTTTATCACCTTTTTGGCCTTTAGGTGCATCTAGTATTTTTAAAGAGTTATTGCTTTCTGAAATTATTATATTGTTTTCTTGTTTATTTATTATTATTTCGTTTGATTCATTTATTATATTTATATTATTTTCTTGTGTTTTTACTTCTACTATTGGATTATCTTTTATTATTATATTACTATTCATTGCTAGAACCTAATTTTACTTCTAAAGTTGGTAATGTATTATTTACCAATATTTTATCGCTAAAATCAGTTCCAATAGCAGTAATATCGTATAAATATATTCCAACTGGTAAAGATTTAGAATCTGATGAACTTATTTCTATATTACAAGTTCCATCAACTTCAAACGTATCTGTTACGATAGTTAATAAAGGAGTATCTCCTTCTACAAAATCTTTTTCCATAACATTAAAATAAACTTTATCTCCTGTTTCAAAATATCTGTTATCATATCCAACTGGAATAGTCCCAGTTTCTCCTTGAAATATAACAGCAGACATATCTCCTTTATTAATTCTTATCATAATTTTTCTCCTTATTTCATTAATTTATTCCACTTATCTTCAATCCAAGAGTTTCCTTTTAAATCGTGAAAATAGTGGTCATAAGTTTCGGTTGCCATTTGTATTTGTATTTCGCTTTTTGGTTCGCCATTTTCAATAGCAGTTAAAAAGTCTGTTAAGTATCTTTTACATTCGCACTTGTCTTTTTTAGAAATTTGTTCTACCAAAGCAGTAATATCTTTAGATAAACCTCTTTTTAACCCTAAAGTGATTGTTGTAATTGCTCCCAATAAAACTGATATTTCTATTATTAATTGTGCTGTATTCATTGTTGTATTCTCCTTATGCGTATATTTGTATTATATCATATTTTTTATAAAAAACTAATATCTATTAAGATGGCGTAAACATAAATCCAAATATCACTCCAGTTGTAGAAGCACTACCAGATAATACACATTTTACACTTACTCTTTGATTTGCAGTACAAGTTACACTATGAGTTGTATCTGTACTATTATTAGTACCTGCTGATGTTTGACAAGTTACTGCTGATGGGGTATTGTCTACTACAACAGTATATGTATATGTTTGTCCTACTCCTGGACTTCCATCTGCGTAGGTATGCAAATTACTTATTGTTCCAGCACAAGATGTTACAAAACCAGAATATGTTCCAGCACTATTTTTTAATCCTAAATATGTTGTTGTACCAGCAGTTACATTTGCACTACTTGCACCACATATCATTTGATGAGTTTTTCCTGCTAATGTACTTATTTTAGTATCTAATTCTTTTCCTTGTTTTGCAGATAGTGCTTCAGTAGTTGAAGTTGAGGTTAATGTGTCGTTTATAACTGTATTTGATAATTTGATATTATTGCTATAAATATCTCCAGCAACATCTAACATTCCTTGTGTTGGAACTTTACCTATTCCTACTTTTCCTTTTCTTTTACTAATTAAAGGTGTATCTGTTGGAACAAGTAAATCTTCTTCTTTATATGTATAATAATCTGTTAATCTAATTTTTATATTATAAGAAAAGTCCTTATCAAACGTATTTGATAAATCAGAATTATAAGTTATTGCACCTTCAGTATCAACCGTATAAATTAAAGTTGCTAAAGAATTATAACTAACATCTATTGTCTTTTTAAATTGATATTCTAATTTATATGCAGTTCCTTTTGTACCATAAGTTTTCATTAATTTTGCAAGTTTAGCAGAAAATTCTAAAGTTACAGTTTGATTATTTGGATATGTTTTTCTAACTGCTGTTGGACTTGTAAAATAAGGTTCTTCATAAGGCAATACTACTATTACTTTTTCTATTAAAGTACTTTCAAATGTTCTACTATCTATTACACTAACTTTTAATGTATCACTGTCTGATATTAATCCAGTAATTATTGTAGGAGTTGTTGAAGTATAAGTATTACCATTTATTACTGCTTTATAAGTAGTAATTGATGCACCATTTTGAGCAACACCAGTAGCACAATTTATTTTAAATTTAGTTTTATTTTGTATTGTTTTACCATTATCTGTTGAAATCGCTGTTGTCCAACTAGTTAAAGTCTTATTTGTACTTTCATTTTCTTCCCAAGTTATACTTGGAATTGTTGGTAAATTACCAGCACTATTTATTGTAGCATATCTATCGTCAGAATTTATAGGTTCTCCAATTTGAGTACTACCACTAAATGTTATACATTTTATATAAGAAATACCTTTATTTGAATTTGGTATAGCATCATACATTGCTATTACTTCTTCTGAAGTTGGTTGAAACTGTAAAAATGTTTCAACATTTGTTCTTTCTAAAACTTTTATAGAATTAATATATAATTCTAAAGTATGAGTAAAACTTGAACTTAATCTATTTACTGCAAAAGTTACAGTATCCCCTACAAAAAATTGTAGACTTGCTGGAGTTGATGCTCTTGGTATAGTTGTAAGTTCGGCAGTTCCAGAAATACTAACATTCCCAGGACCATATCCACCAGAAGGTAAACTAAAATAAGTTGATAAATTAGCAGTATATGAACCATCTGTATTGTGTGTTATAACTTTACTACCACTCATTATAAGTTGAGATGCTCTACCAGTTGGAGAATTTCCAGCACTATAAGTCCAACCACTAGAAGTATTTGAATTAAAATTACTTACTCCAGTATATGTTCCATCTATGGTATAACTAGAGTTAGAACAAGTTCCATTCCAATTAATACCAGTATTTGTTGTATCTATTAATACTTGTATATTTAATCTACTTGTATTATTGGCATTGTTTACTTCTGTTTCCCACCAATAGATATAACTTCTATAATAAGTTCCTCTTTGAGTAACTGTTCCTTGAATTAAACCCATTATTTCATCTCCTAATCAATAAAGTATTCATCGGTACCATCACTAGAAATTACTGTTAGTATTTTTCCTAGTAATAATGAATCTTGTATTTCTGTTTGTTTTAATATTGTTTGATATCCTGATATTTCAAAAACTTTTTCAGTTCCTTTTCTAGCAACTATTTCTGCTTCTGTAATATTCATTGAGTTATCATTTTCATAAGTTGAAACAGTTAAACCTTTACTATCTATTTTAACTAATTTTCCATATAATTCGTTATTTGCTGGTGTCCAATCTTTTGCTTGAGTACCAGAATATACCATTATATCTCCAACTATTATACTTCCAGAATTGAATATAAATCCATTTGCTATTATATCAGTATAACTTAAATCTGTTCTTTCAATAAAACTGTCAAAGTCATATTCTAAAGTTGTTTCATTATATATATATTTAGACCTATATACTTTTTCATTTGTACTATCTAACCAATAACAACCAAATATTGGTTCTGTTGGTTCTGTTGCAGATAATATTATATTTAAAGTTGGAATTAAGTTTATATATGGTGCTATTTGTTTTACTATAAATTTTGTATAATCTATTGTTGTTTCTAACCAAGAATATGATTCAAAGAAATAAATACATTGCCAAATAACTTTTGTTAAATTATCACATAAGTTTGTATAACTTGTTGTAGACAAATTAGTATAAGGTACAAAAGAATCTGTAATATATTTATATAATACTTCTCCTTGATAAGTTGAAGTATCTAGCCATAAATCATTTTCATTTGGTGTTGAAGGTTCTGTATCACTTATAGTACCAAATAATAAATTAGAACTATTTACTATTGGAACTTGTAAATTATAAGTAAAATATTGTCCAAAATTATCTTCTGGATATATCCATTTAAACTTGCTATCTATTATATTACTTGATAAGTCTGCTTGATTTTGTATATAGTCATTTGTTTGGTCGCAACCAATTAGTATTAAACCATCTATTAAATTGTTTTTTATTTTAAAATCAATATTATATATAGTATCTGTTATATCTATTGGCTGTGAAACAAGTGAACTAAAATTAAATGTTTCTGGTGATAATGAATCTATTTTGAATGCAGAACCCGCCTTAAAGTTTTCTCTTAATTCATCATTATCATAATTATTGCTATTTAATGCTGTAACTCCAACTATAAAAGTATTTGACTCATCTAATTGCTGTTTTGTATAATGAGATTCAATCCAAGTTGTTGTTGCTTCATCATAATAGTATACTATCCCAGAAGTATAACTTCCAGAAGTTAATGTACAATACCAATATTGTTGGTCAACTGGGCTTGTTGGTGGAGTATCACTTGTTGTATAAGGTGCATCTAAACTATATCCCCAGAACTTAGTTCCATTTTGTGCTGATGAGTTTTCTTTTAAATTAATACCACCAGACCTTTTAACACTTAAATTAATTTCATCTGTTGTTAGTTCTAACTCTGTTGTTCTTGTATCTAAACTATCAGTTGTTTCAACTAATAAATCTATATTTTGTTCTGCTCTATCTACTCTTATTTCTGTACGTTTTAATACATCTTTAGCAGTTGGTATAAGTATATTACTCTTTTCTGCTTTTGTTAAAGCCTGAGCCTTTAAAGTACCATTAAAACCACCATTAAATGTAAATGAATGTTCAAACACATAACTTGTATATGAGTTACCAGCCAAGTTTTTAATTGTAATTTTATCTCCACTTGATAATGTATCAAACCCAGCATATTCACTTTCAAAAGGTGTATAACTAAATCCGTTTATTACAGCAAACATATTGTCTATTACATCTTCTCTAGTTGAAGGAATATATAAAAATCCTATATCATTTAAAGTTAATTCATTTATTCCATAAGTTGCTATACTGGCTTCATCTTGTGTGATAGTTTCTTCATCTGTTATTACACTATCACCAATATTTAATCTATTTATTGGACTTGTTGTATTTGACATCTTGAATGTAAATTCTACATCTGTATCTATTGTATCAACAACTGAAGTACCAAGACTACATATACATAATTTACCACTTTCAATTTTTGCAAATCCCATAGCCATTTTACATATATCACTTATTACTTCTCTACAAGTTCTATTTTCATATTGATTAGTTGCAATTATAAAATCATCATTTAAGAATGCAGTTGTATCTTTTGTTATACCACATTGTAAACATATATCATCATATACATTTCTAATTGTAGTTAATACTTCATAAGTTATTAAAGGTACATATAATCTATTTAATTTAACAATAGGACAAAATGCTTCTATTTCGCAAGTGTTATCTGTTTCGCTATTTGTGATTTTAGTTATAACAAAGTTACCCCAAGAATTATAAGTATCTGTATAAACTGGTGTATAAACCGTTTCTCCTTCGACTTCCTCTTCGATATAAGTGGTTATTACTAATCCAGAAAATACTTCAATTTCTTTATTTTCTAGGTTATGAACTCCACTATTATATTTATTATTATCGTTTATTAATTTTAAACTTAACTTTTTAGAGCAGACAGACCCTATAAAATTTCCATCAATATAAATATTGTCTTCTATTTTAAATTCTATAAGGTCATTTGCTTTTGTTATAGTTTGTAATGTACTATTTGTATCTGTATATTCTATTTTTCCAAGTCTATCAGTTGATACTAATTCTCTTAGTTTTTCATTATATGTCATTATAATTCTATTAAGGAAATGTCCATAGGACTATATAACTTTTCAGTTTTATCCCAATAAAGACTTATTTTCCTATCTCCTCTATACATATTTTTTGTAGATGTTGTCCCAATAAATGGATTATAAAATGTTACAGATAATGTTCCAATTCCTAAATTAGTAAAGAATGCAGTTAGTTGTGTTTGAGTCATATAAGGAGTATGCAATATAACTTTATATTTATTATTAACTATATTTAATTTCATATCTCCATTGGCATTTCTACCACTATCCATAGATAAATCATACCACTCAACATCATAACCAGTTAATGGTGTTAATGCTGTGCTATTTATTGTTATTAAAGACATAATTATTACCCCCTTAATGGCGATGTGCCATATTGTTGCATTTGACTATTTATTCCATTAACAACTACATCTGTTAACACTTTACCATCTACTACTAGATTTATTGTTTGGTTTCCATTTCCACCCATTACACTTGCTACTGCTCTTGCAACACCTTGTGATACGGATGAAACTATTTGGTCGTTATTCATAACTGCTGTTTTATTTCCAATTTTTCCAACCATTTCTGGTCCAGATTCATTTGCTAAGAACATAGAACCTATTGTTGGAAATCCACCAGTTGCAAACTCTGGTATTGGTGCTATTTTAAATATTATATTTTTAATTTCTTGATTTTTTGGTAAGACTTTATTTATAGCATCTATCATCATATTTATTGGAGTCATTGACATTTTAACAAAGAAATTTATTCCTGCTATTAATCCGTTTATCATTCCTCTAAATATTTCTTTTAATCCACCAAATGCCAATTTCCAGTTGCCTGTAAACACTCCAGTTATAAAATCTAGGAAGCCATTAAAGAATGTTTTTAAATTTTTGAATGTATCTCCAAAATATGAAAATATACTTTCAAATATTGGTTTGAATACTTTCAATAACCATTCTACTATTGGCATTAATATATTTTTCCATAAGTAATTTAATATGTCATTCCATATTTTAAATATTGGTATTACTGTTGTATTTAATATTGTAGTAATTGATAAGAACGCTTTATATAAAACTGAACCTATGCAATCTGCTAATGGTGCTAAAACATTTTTCCATAACATATCTAAAGTTTCTTTTAGTATTTCAATTACTGGTGTTCCAACTATAACTAGCCAATCTATAAATGGTTTAACTACACCTTCATATAAATTTTTAAATGTAATAATAAGAATATCTAATACATTTTTTAAAGGTTCTATTCCTTGTTTTAAGAAGTTAATTAAAGATTTAATTCCATTATCTATTGTACTTCTAAACGCTTCACTTGTATCATAAAAGTGTTTGAATGTAACTATTGCTAATACTATAACTGCTATTATTGCAACTAACCAACCAATACTTATTCCTAATGCTGTTGCTATTGCAGTTAATACTGGTAATATAGCACTTTTTAACATTAAGTATATTGCACTTAAATCACTTTTAAATTCAACTAGAGATTTTAATGTTCCAAATAAAACTAATGCACTTATAAAAGTTAAAAATGCGTCTTTTATTTTTTTAATATTTGTATATCCTTCATCTAATTTAAAATAAGTTTCTCCAGTTAAATCATTCACTTTTTTTGTAAATCCTAACCAATCCATTATTTTATCTCTAATTTTAGTTGCTTTCATTTGAACGTTAAGCATAGTATTTTCATATTCTTTCATACTAGCAAGTAATCTAGGGTCAACTCCAGTTCCTACACCAGAATCGTTTCCAGTATCTTTTGAAATATTATTTATTTCATCGAATCCCATTAAAGTATCTTTAACTTTTTGAGCCTTCGCATTTGCACTATCTAATCCATCGTCTGTTGCTTCAGTATCATATAATGCACCACCAAACGTTTGTTCTGTATATCCAAACATAACTGCGATTGTTTTAATAACTTCTTTTAAAGCCATTGTAAATCCATTTATATAAGGAAGTATAGAGCCAAGTGTTCCATAAAAGATATTACCAAGCCATTTTTGTACTTCTACTAATTGATTTTTAAATATTCTTAATTGGTTTGCTGGTGATTCAATTGTTTTAGCCCAGTCTCCGTGTGCTATTGCAGATTGTTTTAACATAGTATTATATCTTAAAATAACCTTTTCAGTTTGGCTCATTTGAGCAACTGTTCTATCGTTTATTCCCATTAATTTTAATTCATTATTTAATGTTCTTTCAGTTATATCCATACCTAATGAACGAACTGGTTTAGTTTGTCCAACAAGTCCAGACTTTAATGCTTCATTAACATCTTTAATATTTTTATTATATAATGAAGATAAATCTACCGATAACGAAGTTAAACTTTTACCTACTTTATAAGAAGCATCTTCTGTTAAACCTAATGAATTAGATATAGCAGTAAATAAACCTTGATATTTCATCATTTCTTCACGATTAGTACCAAAAGTTTCTCCCATTTGTTCTTGAAAGTCTCTACCTTGAGAAGCAGAACCCTTCAATGCTGTATTGAATAAGTTTAATGTTTCCGTATAATTTATTGCTTGTTTATAACCTTCGGTTAAAACTCCTGCAATTTGTCTTAAAGCATATATACTAACTAATCTTCTTGCTAAGTTCCCAAATCCATTACTTAGTTTGTTGATGCCAGTAGTTGCTTTTTCAGAACCATTATTTATAGTGTTAAAACTATTTATAAAAGTAGTTGATGTTCCAGCCATTGCAGATTTAACTTCAAGAACTTTTTTATATATCTCATTAAATTTTAAATTAAGATGTGTAAATTCGGCAATTGCTTGTTCGGCATTTGAAGTTATTACTATTTCTAATTGTTTATTTGTCATCTACGACACCACTTTTCTTTTCTAACATTTTTTTAATTTTCATTGCTCTTTCCTTTAATTGAACATCAAGTGAAACTTTTTCTTCAATTAATTTTTCTTTTTTAGGTTTTAATTCTATTGGTTGCCCTATATATTCATCTGGTTGACTACCTTTTGTTTTGAAAGCATTTGATAGTGATACAGATACTGCATTGTAGATATATAAACCGTTTAACCAAGAGTTAAAGTTTATTTTTTCTAATTCAATTTCTTGCTTTTTATAATAATAAAAGTGATATGCCCAAAATATTTCAGGGTCTTCTTCCCAGAATTCTTTGTAGGACATACCACTTTGTAAAGCCAAAATTAAATGATGATTAAAGATTTCACTAACTGATATAGAATTTGTTTGTTTATTCTGAAATTCAGTATTCGTTTCTTCTTCTATTCTCCAATGTTTAGGGCTTTGAAAAAAGATGTGTATTTTTCCATTAAATATTTTATAATTTGACCAACTTTTTCACTGTTTTGTTCTTCTAACTTTTCAAAAAGTTCTGTTGCCTTTTCGTCTGTTACTTCAGGGTGTTTTGGTAAAAAACTTGCTCTCCATAATAAATCTATTGTGTTAAGTGGTCTTTTTTCAAATGCGTCAGGTGTTAATCCAGCATTTTCTGCTATTTTAATTGCCTTTCTATTTAAACATAATTCATATTCTTTGCCGTCAATTTCAATAATATTAATATTCATTATTATTTCTCCTCTTTATTTATTAACTGTATATTCCAGCGATTGTTCTAAGTACTTCTGCTGAAGTTCTCCAATCAATTGCTGATGCTACGATATGAAGTGTTGCTTCAATACCTGCACCTCTGCCAACTTCGTTAATCCAAGTTTGTGCTGTACCATCAATTGTGTATCCACTACCATCTTGGAAAACAACTAAGAACTCTGGTGAAACGTCGTTACAAGCAGTTAATGCTAATTCGAAGTTTGCTTCAGTATAGTTATAATTGAAATCTTGGTCTGGAGTTTCTACTCTATCAGGAATGAATTGTTTAGTTGCACTATCAAGTACAGTTACTTCTAATGTACCACCTGCTGAACCCATTGCTGGTGCTGATGTAATTGAAAGTAATTTTGTAAATTTTGTTGCATTACCTAATCTTGCGTAAAGTAATGTTCCAACATCTGAAATTGCTACTGTTGCCATATTTTATCTCCTTCTATAAATTATTAATTTATCTTTGTCTATACTACATTCATATATCAATAAGATTCTATAAACGTTTGTATCTAAATTAGGTATTCTCTGACAAGTTACTCTATTCATTCCATAATGATTGCTCATTATTTCATCAATTAAATCTCTTAATTCTTCTGCTATTTCTACTTTAGAAACTTTGTTTTTATTGTCTTGCGTAAATATATTTATAGTATAATTTAATTTTTCTATTTGTTCTGTTTTATCTAATGTTTCATTTTGTAATGTATTATCAAATTCAACTACTTCCACTACTGGAAATACTGAACTATTTGATGGTGCTACTTTAACTACTACTGGAGAATAACTTGATAATGATGTTAAGTCTGTTTTTATTTTATTAAAAACTTGTTGATATATATTTGTCATATTATTTCTCCTTTAATATAAATGTTTTTCATCGAGTATTGCTTTTATTTTTATATTAATATCAATTGGTAAACTTTCATATATTCTATTTCTTGCTGTATAAAATCCCATTCTTGCTGGTAATCCTCTAGTCCAACCAAATGTTCCATCTTCTTTAGGATAACGCCAACCCATTTCATAGTTTTGTGTAGGATTTGACATATACTGCCAACCTACTAAACTTGCTTCTGGGTGAGGTTTATTACTTCCAGCAATTCCAGTTCCATATTCATTAAAAATAAGTACTGGGTCGTTTGAATATATTCTTAAATTTTTAGAAATACCAGTTACTTTTATACTACCAATTCTATTTGGTGCATATCTTGAAACTTCTTCATCTACTATTTTCTTTGCAATTAGTTTAGAAACTTTTATAATTTCATCTCCACCTAGAAACTCTGAAAAAGTATTTATAGTATCTTCTACATCTTTAAATTGTTTTTCATTGATATTCATTTGGCATAAAACTGCATTACTCATAATTATCTACCTATCAATCTCTCAAATAATATTACTATTACTTTGTTTTGATTCATAACTGAATATATTTTGTAGTTAGCATCTGTTCCATTAAACTCTTCATAATTAGGTGTAAGTCCATCTAAATAAGCAAGGTCTCCTTCTTTAAACTTACCAAAGTAAGTATCATAAGGAATAACTGCTCTTTGCATTAAATTTATTCTTTCACCGAATTGTTGTAAGTCAAGTGAACCATTAAGTGGCTGAACATTAAATTCATATTTTATTGGTAGTTTGTAATTAACAACTTCATTTCCGTTTTCATCAAATCTATCTTTATCTTCTAACATATTTTCTCTACTTGCTATATAGATTATTTTATGAAACATATTCTGTATCTCTTGGAGTGTAAGCAAATGGCATTAATTCACTTAGAAGTGAACTTGATAATCCATCTGTTTTCTTAGTCCAGTTTAATTGATTTTCTGAATAACTTGTAAAGCCTTCTGTATTAAGATTATTATATAATTCGATTGCACATCTTGTTTGCCAATATGTGTATCTATTTGGAAGTGTTGTTGGTAATATTTCTTGAAATGGATAGAGTATATTAAATGCCATTGACTTAGCACGATTTAACATTAATTCAAATGTTTCATCTTTACTTTGGTCAGAAATATCTTTTAATATCGTTAATCTCATTTCTTTAATTTGATTATCCATAGTAATATACTCTCCTTATCTCAAGTTTAATTAACTAATTTTTGAATATGCTGGACTTGCTTTGCACCATACTTTGATTGCTTTTGATGAATCATATAAGTATGCAACATAGTGTTTGTCTAAGTTTACTTTAGTTGTTTTGTAAGTAATATCTCTATCTTTTTCAACTAATGTGTCTCTTTTAAGAACTATTTTTAAAGCACCATCTTTGATGATGAAGTTTTCGAATGCGTTTTTAACTTTACTGTATGGAACTTTGTTTGATAATACGAAGTTAACTCCATATATTGAACCTTGTGAACCACTTGTTAATTCTTCTGCTCTCATTGCTGAGTAAGGAATCCAGTCAGTTGCTTTTCTAAATGTATTTAATTGTGATGGGTGAATAAACATTGTATTTAATCCATTGTCATCTTCTCCAAATTTAACTAATGCGTCAGCAATAATATCTGAATCGATTTCTGAACCTGATTTGTCTAATGTCATTCCAGCGATAATTCCTTGTAATGCTACGATTACGTCATTATCTACTTTACTAGCGATTGATAAACCTAATTGTTTACCTATTTCTTGGTTAACGTCTCCTGTTGATTTAAGAACGGCTTCGTCAGTAATATCTACTCCTCTACCTGCTTTTTTAACAGTTGTTTCAACTGTACTAGCAGTTAAATTACTGTAAGGTATTGCTTCTCCTTCAGGAACGTCTACTGCATCTCCAATATATGTGTATGATGGAAATTTAATAGTATCTCCAGCAACTCCTACTAATGTAGTGTCTACTGTTGCAAATGGTGAAAATTTGATATTATTTACAAGTTTTTGGTCTACGAAAGACGCAATTACTTCTGGAATTATTAAATCTTCTGCATATACTGTTGGTAAGTCTGTTTTCATAATTTTTTCTCCTTTTTAGTTTTGTGTTAATTGGTTGAAAAGTTCTCTATTTTCTTTGAATAATTTAACTCTATCATTTCCGTCCATATTGTTGAACACTTCTTTTGTAATGATTCCATTAGCATTTTTTTGTTCTTCATTTGGTCTTGGTGTGTCTTTTAGTAAATCTTCTTTAGTTGCATCAGTTACTTTTACTTTTTGTGATTCTAATATTTTTGCTATGCCTTGTACTCTTTTGGCTGTGCTATCTGCGTCTTCGCTAATTAAATCATCTAAAATGTCTGCGTAATCTTCTTCTTTAAGTCCTGCTTTTCCTAAAAGTTTTTCTGCTTGAGCCTTATTAATTAATTTAGAATATTTTGTCTTTTCTTCTTTTGCTAATTCTTCTTGTTTAGCAAGTTTTTGTTCATTAGTCATATTACTATTTTTAATAGTATCTAACTCTGAACTTATAGATTCTTTTTCGCTTTCTAGTGTTTGTAACTTAGTATTAACTTCATTAAATTTGCTTTTAATAACTGTTTGCTCTCCAACTATTCTTGCAATTTCTTCTACTTTTGATTTACTATCTAATTCTTCATTATCTAGTATTGTTTTAAATTGTTCTTTCATTTTGTTGTTTCTCCCTTTCTAGTTTTTACCGACTTATAGGTCGTATGTGTGAGTGTGTCCAATACCTGACACTAGGTAAATCTATGTATAAAAGCCTTATGAGGTGGCAAAGTATAAAATATTATACTTTATAAGACTTAGATACCACCAAACATTAGTCCCCACCAACCAATGTATATATTATTCCCTGCTAGGTTATACCTAATCACAATAATAATATTCCCTAAATGATTTATTTATTTGCGTCTACTGGTTTTTTATCCGTTGGTTTATCAGTTGCTATTGCAACTTTAGGTTCTGGCATTTTCCAAAATTGTTCTGCAAAGAATACTTGACTTTGTTTAACTGCGTCTGTACTATCATTAAATAATCCAGATGTATTAAATGCTATCTCAGGTGATACTTGTGCTGATTTCATATTGATTAATGCTTGTGTTTTAACTAATATATTATCTGATTTGTTTCTTGTAAACTTAATATCTAACATACTTGTTTTTAAAGTTTTAACATTGCTCTTAGTCATCTTACATATTTTTAATATTAAATCAATAACTTTTTTCTCAGTTCTCTTGAAATAAAGTTCGTCTTGTTTGGCTCTCTCATCTGCCATTGTCCAACCTTCTCCAAGTAATCTAGCCTGACCCGTATCCCCACCACTAGGTTTATCGTTCATTCTAGGAACTCCACAGATTGTTAAAGCATTATTATATAATCTATCATAATAAACTTTAATATCTGCACTTGAAAGTTTTTGATTTATATTTGTTAAGTCTGCTGGTTTACTAGGGTCTGATGTATTTAACAGTACAGCACCTAATTCTAATAAAGAATTTAAAGTTTCTGCAGTTACATTTTGGTTTTTAAATACTAATAATGAATTTACGAATTGTTCAATGTCGTCCATTTCATTAGAGTTTATTTTATTTAAGGTATCTAATAAAGATATTACTACTTCTATTAATCCCATTTTTGCTGTATTTAATGAGTATTCGAATATTGGCATAACACCAACATAATATGGTTTTTCACTTACAAAGTCTATTCTACCACTTGAGCCTTCTGAAACAAATTCATAAAATGCTTTGTTAGTATAACAGTAGTATCTAGTAAATGTTTTTCCTTCAAATGTTATATCAACAGTTGTAACACCAAGTAATGGTTTATTACCTATTTTAGTTGATTTAACTATAAATGTATTCATAGGACTTAAATTATATATTTCAAATGGACATTCGTCTTCATCGTTTTTGTCGTCTGGTAATACAAGTCTATAACCAACTCCACAAATATATAACCATTCTGCTAATTCTTGGTCTTTACTTGCTTTATCTTCATAACCCATATAATCGTTTAATGCACTTATTTCATCACTTGAACCGTCATTCTTAGAAACATATTGTATAGGTTCTCCAAATACATAACCTTTTTTAAATTCTACTATTTCAAAAGCATTATTTTCAACAACTATGTTATTTATATTAGGTCTAACTTTTTTAACTTTTTGAAGTATAGGTTGTTTTCCTTTAAAGTAATTATATAAATACTCAATCTCAGTAACATTAACTCTATGAGTAGTAATACTATCTTGTATTATTTTAGAAATTGTATCTTTGTTAAGACTGCTTTCATCATACGATGTAAATATATCAGTTCTACCAAATAGATTTGTTATTACAGTATTTACAAATGTAGCCATACAATCACTCCTTTTTGTTTTTACTTCATAAGTATACCACACAAAATTTCTAAAACTAATATCCAAATAAAAAAATATATAAAAACTTTCTTTCTTATATATTCTTTCTTTGATTATTAATTAATACTATTATACTTTATTATTAATATAATATTATATATATATTATCATTGTCCATATGGTAGTGCATATGCTAAACATATGATTAACCTAGTGGTTTATTGATTAAAACCTTATATCAGAACGATTTACAGGGATTGCGTCTGGTAAAATACTATTTCCTAGTATAATTTCTGTTGTAAAAAGTGCTAAAGAATCTGGTGCATCATCGTGCTTATTTGGATAGTCAAATGAATAAGTTGTAAAATCTTTCATAAACTTACCATATTCAGAATTTGGAGATATTAAATTTTTTTCTTTAAAATATATTTGTCTTTTAATTATTCCTCTAGTATCTTTAATTCTTTTTTCTTTAACTACTGTTGCATATTTTTCTACAATTTCGCAAAATGGATATTGTTTTTCTTTTAATTTCATTTCTAATACTTCTTTTAATGATACATCAGTATTATTTTCTAAAGCAAGTTTAATTACCTTATTAGATATTATTTTATCTACTATTGAATCATATAACTCTGTCATTGCTTTTTGTTGATATAAAACATCAACCATATAATAATTAAAGTTATTATTAGCGTGTATAGGCATAGAAACATAATCTTTACCTTTTCTTGCAGGGTCTAGTGAAGCAAATGTATATTCAGAACATAATTGTATTCCATTTTCATCTCTAGGCAGTGTAGTATAGGTATTTATTAAATCCCAGTTGAACTCTAATCCACTTGGTGCAATAGGGTCTTGCTGATATACACAAGAGAATAAATAAGGGTCCATTTTATCTCTTAATCTTAAATATTCTTGAGTAGAAGATACACTAGGACAAGTTGACTCATCATTCTCATCTAATGCTGGTATTCTAATGAATATAGCATCGTCTGTTTCCCAAACATATTTATATTTCTTACTTGCTTTTAATTTACTATATTTTTCTTCATCTTCTCTAACCCTATTTAAAAGGTCATCAGGACACCACATAGTTCCAGCAACTACAAACTTAGTTCTGGGTTTATTTGGTCTATTATCGTATCTATTAATCCACTCAGTAGTCCATTTGTTATAAATATTATTATGAACATCAACTGAAGTTGCTTCTTCTGCACCTTTAGTTATATCATCTATTATAATAGCAGTATTTGCTCTAACTCCAGTAATAGGACCACCACGAGTTCTAGCATAGTGATTAGTTATTAAGTCTGCACCTTTTATTTTCCAATCTGTTTCTTTATCTTTATCAAATACTTTACCACCATATAAAACAAAGTTAGGAAATATATCTGCAAATAATTGGCTAGATATTATATCTTTAATACTTCTTGAAAATCCAGATACTAAGTCATCTGAATATGATATTCTTAAAACACTATTATTTATATCTATTCCAAAACAAAATGCAGTAAAATAATTCATACAAAAACTTTTACCCGTACTTGGGGGATATGAAGCGACTACCATTTTTAATTTATCATCATATAATAGTCTATTTAAACTATCTACAAATGGCATTAAAACACTTCTACGACTATCTAATACTCTATATACTCTATCACTTTCCATATAATCTATAAAGCATTCAAGGTCTCTACGACCACATAAAGCATACATTTTCATATATAACTTATATAATTCGGGTAAATAATCCTTTTTAGATGCTTTTATAAACTTTTCCATAACTGGAAGTACTAAAGACTTACAAAAATGAATAGATTTATAATCTTGGCCTTTAATTTCGAACCAATCTTCTACTAAAAGATAACAATTTTCAAATAAATCGTGTATTTGTTCATCTTTTAACTTCTGTTCTTTAAATATAAATAAAATATCTCTCAATAACTTCTCATTTTCCAGCATTTTTCATCAACTCCTCTAATTCGTTTAATCCTTTACCATTCATTGCACAAAAATCACTTAAATAACCTTTTGGTAATCCTAATGCTAACTCAATTTTGATTGCTCTTGCTTTACTTATATAATTATTGTTTAAAAAATTAACTAAATGTTGTTTTTCCATTAATGTTGGACTATTTATTGACTTTTCTAACTCATTTATTTTTCTAAGCAGGTCCATTTTCGTCATTTTCTTCTTTTTCAATATATTTAATATTAACTCGCTTACTTGTAGCACGATTCCACCTACTTTCTTTAAATAAATCATATAATTCATTATCTACTCTTTTTCCTCTTGAACACAAAAAAGGATTAAAGACATAATAAGTGTTACGATTTATTATTTTCTCTTTAATCACGTCTTGGTTTATTAATTCTCTTATGACTTTTCTTACATTTTTATAATAAACGCTCGTATGAGTTGTAATTAACTTTTTATTAACTTTTCTACATTTATATCTTAATATTCCATCTGGCGAATGCAATAAGGAAATTAAATAATTTAAAGCAGACGCATTGCTAACTGTTACATCTGTGAATAGTCTTAAATCTATTTTACTAAAACTCGGCATATAAACTTGAGTAGTATCTTTAAGATATTCATCAACTTCATTTTTTTTAAAGTCTAAGAAATCTTTTTTAGCCACTTCTCTAATTACTTCGCCATTTTCATCATCAGTAATAATTAACATATTGCCACCACCTTTTTAGTTAAATAATTTGGTATCTCTACTAGGATTTGAACCCAGATTTTAGTTTTCGTAGAACTATATGCTTTCCATTGCATTATAGAGACATATGGTACCCCTAGCAGGACTTTAACCTGCAAAACTTTGCTTCTAAGATAAATATGTATGCCAATTCCACCATAAGGGCAATTGGTACTCGCTTCTGGAGTCGAACCAGAGACCTCTTGCGTATTAGACAAGCGTTCTAATCATCTGAACTAAGCGAATATATGGCGACCATAAAGGGAATCGAACCCTTATCTTCAGGCTGACAACCTGACATAATAACCTTTATACTATACAATCATAATTTGGCGACAAATATAGGATTCGAACCTATGGTACATTACATACAATGGTTTTCAGGACCATCACCTTAAACCTCTCGGTCAATTTGTCATTGGCGTCAACAGTAGGATTCGGACCCACGCCACCTTTCAGTGCTAATAGTTTAGTAAACTACTCTCTTAAACCACTTGAGTATGTTGACATTTGGGGTGTAGTAAGAGAATTTAACTCTTATGACAAGGTTCACAGCCTTGCGTTCTTCCATTGAACTAACTACAACATATTGGTACTCATTGATAGATTTGAACTACCGACTTCTGCTTTATAAGAACAGCACTCTTATCACTGAGTTAAATGAGCATATTGGTACTCTGTATCGGAATTGAACCGATGAACTTGCATTGAAAGTGCAATATCTTAACCACTTGATGAACAGAGCATATTGGTGTCTTCGATAGGAATCGAACCTATAATCGAAGGTTTAGAAGTCCTTTGCATTATCCTTTGTGCTACGAAGACAATTATGGTGGTTGTGGAGAGAGTCGAACTCTCAATCCCGAAGGCATCAGGGTTTAAGTCTGATATGTATGCCAATTCCATCACACAACCAAATAAAAAAAATACTGGTAGGAGAAAAAAGATTCGAACCTCTAACTTACGCATTCAAAGTGCGTTGTTTTACCTATTCAACTACTCTCCTAAAAAAAATGGCAGGAGAAGTAGGACTTGAACCTACATAGATGGTGTTGGAGACCACTATTCTGCCTTTGAATTATTCTCCTTCTAAAAAGTGCAATTACATTTAAACGAGCAAATGCACCCTACTTTTTACATTTAAACGAGCAAATGCACCTTTTCATTTATTCGTCTAGTTCCATTATAGCATATAACTATAATAAACACAATATCCGATTTTTCATTACATAGGGTCTTTTAATATATATATAGTGTATGTAAGCATTTTTTATCAAAAATAACCTAGTATCCCTTTATATATAACAAATAATCAATAATTACTAAAAGGTGTAAAAACGCGTTTAAATGTAACCATCTATATATTACCATATATTACACCAAAAGTCAATACATTTCTTTTTGTTTTTTTTATAAATTTTTTAAAAGCACAAGTTCCAAAACGGAACATATGATATATATTTTTAATTCACATACCAAATATATTTCTATACATCATTTAAAGCCATTTTAAGGCTCTACATTAAACGAAAGCATATAGTCTAGTATAATTACATTACTTTAAGTGTTTGTATCTCTAAAGGCTTAATATTATATTTAAACTAAAGGTGATTAATTCTTTTTGTTTTTTAGGAATATTCATTGGGGTAACCTCTACTTAAAAAATGTAAACTTATAGGGGTAGGGTGTCAACTAAACGTCTATTTATGTATACAAAACAATTATTCTATTTACAAATATATGTATAATTACTTTACACTTTTACAATTCTCTTATTAACATTATATATATAACTAATATAAAGGTATAATAAGGCGTTTTAAAGGGTAATATAATAAGTTAGTATATTGTATTAAAGTCTTTTAGTTTAAGCGTTATATGTAATTTTGCTACTCTTATACTATGCTATGCTATATGTATCAATGATATGTATATATAATATATTCTTTACAATATGTATAATGGACTTGTATGTATGCGTATGTAGTACACTTGTGTATATAAGTATGTATGCGTATTAGTGTATGTTATTAATATAATGATAATAACAATATGTATATAAGTACTATTTGCAATGTGTATACACTAGATAAAGTTAGTTAAAATAAATGTTGCAAGTGTGTTTATATGTGCTATAATATAAGTATAGCAATAAAGATATATGCTATAAAAAGGTGGTGAAAAAATGAGAAGTAGAAGAAGATTAAAAAAAACTATCGTTAAAACTATTAAAACATTTACTGTAATAGTATTACTTACAATAATAATAACTTATATACTTATAACAATAATTAAACTAGATAAAAGGAATAATACTTGCGATAAAGTATATAATACTTATGGTGAAATAATAAACATATGCAATTAAAAAAATAAAAGTGATTAAACACTATAAAATAAGAATAGAGAGAATAAAAAAATGGATATAAGAGATTTTCAAGTAGGCGATAGAATAATGCGAATAAGTAATAATAACAGGAGTTTTAAAATTGGCGATATTGCAATAATAACTCGTATTAATGATGAGTTTGTTTATATTACAGACAATGAAGGACAAGAACTAGGCAATATCCCTTCAAAAATTGCAAAAGTAAATGAAAATGATAAAAAAATATTGAACTATGAGACGATAGACTTTTTAGATATGTTTAATGATTTAGACAATTTATTGTTATTACACTTGGGAAATTATCAAAGTTATAATATAACTAAAAAAACAGATATAAACTTTATATATCAAATGGACTATAAAACAAATTATAATACATTTAATACTATCAATGATTTTTTAACACTTTTACATACATATAATTATAAAAATTATTTTTATAAAGGTAAAAACTTTTTATATCTTAGAGGCAATGTTTTAATTATGAAAAAAAGCGATTTAACTTTAACTTTAAAAACAGAAAAAGAAAAAAAAATATTTTTGCAATATAATGGTAATTTTTCAATGCATTTTAAAGACAATTATATCAATTATAAAGTAGGTCAAGGCGATATTAAATTATTATATAAATGTAAAAACTGTAAAACAATATTTAAACCTATAATGATAAATGAAACTTTTAATATAATGTGTAATGATTGTTTAAATGAAAAATATGAAATATGTAATAAATGCAATAACTATCATTTAAAAAGTGAGTTTGTGGATAATGACTTAGGGCATTATTGTTCTAATTGTATAGCATTTAACACGTTTGAGTGTTCAATTTGTAATAAATTACATTGGACAACAGAAAAATGCTATATAAAAAGTTATATTTGTATATGTAAAGAGTGTGCAAATTTAAAATATAATCAATGTTCAATATGTGGCAAGTGGACTTTAAAAACAGATACAGAAAATTATTGTTTAAATTGTCATGCTTGTTCTAGGTGTTGCAGATGCGATTTTAAAGGTATAAACGGTTATAGTTTTAAGCCTAGCCCAATTTTCTTTGGTACAGATAAAGACGATTTATTCTTTGGTAGTGAGTTAGAAGTAGACTATAAAGGCAGTAGATATAGCAGTGATATAGAGCAATTTAGCATAAACCTACATAACAAGTTTAACCAAGATAAGTTTTTTTATAACAAAAGCGACGGCTCTTTAAATAATGGACTTGAGATAGTGTCTCACCCATTTAGTATAAATTATATGTTAGAGAAAAAAGAACATTTTGCTAAAATGTTTGAGTATATACTAGATAATGATTATGATAGCGATAATACTTCAACTTGTGGACTACATTTTCATTTATCAAAAAAAGCATTTACTTGTGAACAGACAGAAGATTTTATGTTTTTAATTGAAAAATACAAAAAAGAGATAGACACTTTTTCGCGTAGACACGGCGATTTACATTGGTGTCAATTTAGAACAAATAACTATATAGCAGTAGATAAAAAAAGTATAGTTGACACAATTAAAAATACAGACGACGGCTCAAGATATAGAGCTGTAAACTTAAACAATGATAATACGATAGAAGTTAGAATATTTAAAGGCACGTTAAACATTGATACATATTTAGCAAGTTTAGAATTATGTTATAATCTTTATTGTATAACTAAAGATAATCAAGATATAGAAAAAATATCATTTAATGATATTATAAATATAAATGATTATAAAGAGATAAAAGACTATTGGCAAAAAATAAAAATAGAAAGTGAGAGATAAAAGATATGTGTATAATAATATACAAGCCTAAAAAGCAACCCCTACCAAGTAGGGAGATACTAGAACGTTGTTTTAATTATAATAGTAATGGTGCAGGCTTTATGTATGTAAAAGATAATAAAGTAATAATAAAAAAAGGTTATATGATTTTTGAAGATTTATTTAATGACCTAAGAAAAATACCAAGAACGCAACCCCTTGTAATGCACTTTAGAATAGGCACACAAGGAAAAAACTCAAAAGAACTAACACATCCCTTTGACTTATTTAATAGTTATAATACCGATTTAATAATCAATACAGATATAGGCGTTGTTCATAATGGTATTATATCTTTAAAGAGTTGTAAAAGCACAATTTATAGCGATACGCAGATATATATTGATAATTTTTTGAAAAAGTTTTACAAGATAGATAAATGCTTTTATTTAAAAGATAAGTGGCAAGAGATAATAAAAGAGACAACAAATTCAAAAATGCTATTTTTAGATAGCAAGGGCAACGTGTCAATGATAGGCGATTTTACAGAAGATAACAAGATATTTTATAGCAATACAACATACAAGAGTTATAAAAATGATAGCCCGAGTTACAATTGGGACGATTATCAAGATAGATATTACCCAACAAAAGCACAAAAAAATATTTATGATTATGATAAGAACTTTAGTTTAATATATCAAGAATATAACATATTTTTAGATATGTTATATTTACATAGACAAGATTTTACTTATACAGAGTTTACAAAAATATATCATGATATAGATTACATTGATTATATCAATTTTTTACAAGATAATACAATGCAACCTTGCGATTTTACACTTAAAGAGTACAAAAGTTTTATTTTACAAGGCTTAAATTGTTGACCTTTGCTATAATAATATTACTTGCATTGATTAAATTATCAAAAAAATATTAAATATTAAATGGTGGTATATAAACAATGCCACCTTTAACCCATTTTAAAGCGATTTAAAGTACTTAAAAATAAAAGTAATATAAATACAAGTGTACAATAAAAAATTTAACTTAGACTTTAAAAATATAGTTTAAATATATGTTTATAGTTATTCGACAATTTATTTACACAATTATGTAAAGCGAACGATTGTTCATTTTATACTATTTGACATTTACTTTACATTTTATTTACGTAAAACAAATGTAAATAAAAATAGACCAAAAAAATTCGCCTTAAAATTAAAAAAATAAAATCTTTCTGGTCTTTCTAAGGTTTCTAGTCTTTCTAGTATTTGCCTTTCTAACCTTTCTAGTATATACCTTTCTAGTCTTTCTAACCTTTCTAAAAATAATACTTGACTTTTCTAAAAATAAGAGTATCATTATATTTAGGGTAGAAAGGAGTTGAAAGAATTGGAACAGACAAAGCATAAAGTATCAACAGAAATGCTAAAAGAATATTTTAGAATAAGAGACAAGATAGGGTTTATTAAAGATGTTAAACAAATGAATAAAATAATGAAAAGAAAGAAGAAATTAAAATGAAATATACAGAAGAAAACTTACAATATTATGGTTTTAGAGAATTAGTAGAATTAGTATTATTCTTACAAAAGAAATTAAATGCACTAAAAGAACAAGATTATAAAAGATTAAAAGAATTAGAACAATTTGATATTGATTATGAAAACGATAAAAGAGAATTAGATACACAAAGAGAAAATACAATAATAATAAATGAAATGGAGAGTTTTTAATGGAAAAAGATTTAGAAGAAATAAAAATGTTAGTAAATTTAATGGACGATACAAAATATATAAATAGATTTATAAGCTTGTTAGTTTTTGAAAGAGATATAGATTTAACAAATGAAAATTATTTAAAACTTAAAAAAATATATCAAAATTATATTGACGGAGAAAATTGTAGTATATTAAATAATGAAATATTAGAATATTTAGAAAATACAGAAGATTTACAATTTACTGGTTATGATAAAGGAGAAATAAAATTATGATAGATAATAAAATATATGTATTTGTTAATCACGAAAAGAATTATTTAAAAGGGTTTCTAGATTTTAACTTTGTAATGAAAGAAAAGAATAAAAATATAACAAAAGAATATTTAGAACAAATGAAAGAAAGAAATAAAAAATATATAACGGACGCATTAAAAAATGATATGTTATATAAAGATAATACAATAGACGATATTGAATTAGTTTATTTAAAAGAAAAAGGAAAGTTTATTAAAGGAGAATACTACGCACACGAATACGATAAATATTCAAGTGCCAAAGGTAGATATTTATTATATTCAAATGGTTTTGTAGAATATGAAATAAAATGTTTAAATAAAAATTTATCTGTTTTAGACGGAATATGGCAAGAGTATAATAATAATGGTTGTGGCGATATGTTTGAACCAAATGAAAAAGGTATGATATATGATAGAAGTTAAATTATTAAATAAAAATAATACAGAATTTATAGAAACATTTGATAGTGAATATCTGTTAAATAAGTTTCTAAACAAAGTTAAAAAAAGTAAAGCGCTAACATTAGTTAGTATTACCTATTGGTAGAAAGGCAATAAAATGAAAGAAATTAAATATTATACTTTATATTTACTTGAAAGAGCAAAATATGAGTTATTAAAAGATACAATAGCAAAAGATTTATTGAATAAACAATTAAATTTATTATGTCAAAAAGATAAAATAGAACATTTAGAATTAGTAATTAAAGAATTAACAAATAAAAATAAAGAATTAAAAAAGGAAAATATAGAAATGGAGAATAAATAATGTTTAAAGTAGGAGATATAGTAGAAAGAATAGGTAGCGATACAACTAGAATAAATGGAGTTAAAATTGGAGATATTTGTGAAGTTATAGAAATTAAATATTGTAGTTTTATATTAAAAAGATTAAAAGATGGGTTTACAGATGACTATCAACATTCAGCAAGTTATTTAAAATTAGTAGAAAATAAAACAAATAAGAAAGAAGAAATTAAAATGAATAAAGAATTGACTTTACCTAAAAGATATATTATAAAGAAAGACGCAACAGTATTGATATGGGAAAATGGAGAAAAGACAATAGTTAAAAGAACAAACGAAGATAATTTTGATAAAAGATTAGGTTTCTTATATGCTTACTTTCAAAAAACATCAGGACTATCAAGAAATAAAGCAAATAAATATATTGAAGAATTAGTTGAAGAAAAAACAAAAGAACAAATAAAAGAAGAAAAAATTATGAAAAGAATAAATGATATGATAGATACATTAGTTAAACAAGGTATATTAGAAAAAGATACAACAGAAATATTAGAGTAGATTATGATATTATTATTGATATTTATATACTTTCTAGTAAAAGATTTTATAGATTTAAGCAAAAAGTATTGAGACTTGAAATATAGTCTCTCTACTCATTTTAAAAGGAGTGAAAGAAATGAAAGACATAGTTAAAGCAATTAAAAAAGGTATGAAAAATCATAAAGAACTACCTATACAATATTATAAGTTTTATGCAACAGAAAAAATGTTTGCATATGGTTTTAAAGGAAATTTATTTACGATTAAAAATGGAGAGTTTTATTATAATAATATGAAAGTTGTAGTGGTTAAAGACTTACCTATGGACTTATAATATGAAAGATAAAGTATTAGATTTAGCACAAGAAATAGTTTCTAAACTAGCAGAAAATGATATTAAAAGTCATATATCAAGGTCTAAAACAACGAGTTCAGTATACATATACCCAGATAACTTGCCAAACATAAGAGTTAGCGACCATAATAATGGTGAAAAGTATAGAGATTTTGCTTATAATGTAATAATTGGTGGTAGAAAAACAATATATTTTAGAGATAGAAAGCCAACATATTATTTTGGAGAAAATGATTTAGAAATATTTATAATAAATATGATTACACTTAAAAAAAGAAAGACTAATTTATAGTCTTTTCTGTATTTAAAACGCAAATTTTATGAATTTTGATGATTAATAACAAATAAACTCATATCTACGGCTTAATCTTCCTAATCTTTCTAACATACCGACCTCGGTATCTTCCTAATCTTCCTGCTTTTTATCAACTTCTACAAAATCAGCGTCATAAAATCTTCCTAATGTTGCTAATTTATCTTTAATTTCGTCAATATTAAGTGATTTTTTGTACTCTACAACTACTGGTGCAGACGCTTCTATCATTCCGTGTTCTGCTTTTGACCTAAACATTGTTGTAATTTCTCTAACATCGCCTTGTTGAGCAGAAGATAAGTTTACATCTGTTATATAATCATCTATCATTTGCATAACATTTCTCTTGTTTGCATCAAAATCTTGTAAATAACTTCCATAAGTTGATGTACTAATACCTGCAAAAGAACAAAATTTCTTCTTAGATGGTAAGTATTTCAATTTTTTATTTATTTCACTAATCATTCTAATAAATTCTTGATATATTATGTATAATTCATCTGCTGTGTATGTTATATTTGAGTAGAAATTAACACTTCTATTCATAATTAAAGGTGCAATTCTTGCTTCAACCAATCCATAATCAATAGTATCTAACTTTTGACCATATTTAGTTTCTTCCCATACCTTTGCATCTTCCTTTTCTTGATAGATAGTTTCTATTTCTTTAACAATACTATCTGTTTTTTCTTTTAATATATTAGGAAGTTGTGCTTTTGTTCTTTCAAATATTTCATTTTTAACTTCTTCAAGTTCATTCTGTTGTTCTATAACTATTTCTTTAACTTTGTTCTTTGTTATCTTTTGTTTGTCCTTTTGTTCTTGGCTTTGAGGTTTTGTTATTCTTCTTGCTGTTGTTGTTGGCATAATTTATCTCCGTTTCTAAAGCGTCTGTTGCTATATTTAATACTATCATAGAACTTTCAAACATTTTCTTATAGAAAAAACTTAAAAGAACTCTCCAGAATATCCAAATACCCACTAATACTTTTAATATAATCCATAATATTGTCATATCTTTCTAATTCCCTCTCTAATCTTTCTATAAGGCGTCTTACCACTATATATTTTAGTTCCCATTTTCCATAATTTAATCTGTTCTTTTGCTATTAACTGATTCTTTTTAAAAGATTCTTCTGCAACTTCTAATTTCTTTATATTTTCTTCTACTTGTTCCTTTGTTTCTTTTCTTTTTACTTTTTGTATTTTCATAATAGTTCGTTTATTCCTTTCGCTATTTTTTCTGTTTCTCTTTCCATAAGTCTACTAATTATTGATTTAACATCTTCATTTTCTATATTATCATCAAGTATTTGTTGCGTATCTCTTAACAACATATGAACAAATTCGTGAATTAAAGTGAGTCTTTGCTCTGAAAGTTTTAAATCTGGATTTATTTTGATTGTTGATACATAATCGTTATAAACAATGTGTGTTTCACCACTTACCATAAGAGTTCTATCTGGTATTATTTGTATATCCCAATCATTCATTTTAAAACTATTTTTTAATATATTTAAAATATTTTCTAACTCTTCATCTTTCATAATATTTTCTCCCACTTCTCTATTTCATTGTGCCATACTAATTTATCATATTTAGGTACATCTTCTATAATTTTTATATCTCTATTAAAATCCATATCAAATATATAACCATTTAATCCATCAACTACTTGTTCTCTTGCAGAACTAAAATCTGTTGTTACAATAGGTACTCCTAGTATTCTTGCTTCTGTTAAAGTTCTATTCCAACCTTCGTGTTCTGATAGGCACAATAGATAAGTTGAGTTAGCAATATATTTAAAAGGATTATCTTTGTATCCTAAAAATCTAACATTAGGAAATTGTTTTAAATATAGTTTTGTTAGTCTTTCATAATCCTCATCAACAGATGTTCCTATAACATTTATCTGCCAATCTGGTATCTTATTAGCAAAGTATCCTATTCTATATACACCTTTTTCACTAGATATTCTTCCTACTATTGTAAGAGATTTATCTTTTTTAAAATAAAGTTCTAAATCTTCTTTTGATTTTTTTTTAATATCCATAGTATTTAAGAAATTATGTATAGTTATAACATTAAAATCTGAGTCATAATATTCCAATTCTTCCCTAGAAGCGTCTGATACACATATAAATAAATCTATTTGTTTTGTATATTCTTTATCATTTATAACATTTGGACCCCAAGCAAACGGCATATTATGTACCCATTGATAATGTTTATTTGCATGTATTATTGATTCTTCCCATTTGAAATATTGCGTTGCATATATACATATATCACATTCAATTCCTTCGTGCCATTTTTCTACTTTTGCATATTCTGATAATTGTTCAATCATCTTAGGGTCATTTAATTTATCATCACAATTATATACTATTTTCCATTGTCTATTTACATCTTTAATTAAATCTAATATTGCTTTTTCTGTTCCATTAGACAATAACCTAGGAAAGAATATAATTATATCTTTATTTTT